ACACGGTCATTGTCGAGCCGGAGCACCTCGATCTCGAAGTCCGACGCCGCGCGCAGCCCTGACCAGCCCCGGGCGCCCTTGGACTCGTCCTTGCCGCTGTGGTGGATCAGGATGACCATGGCGCCGGTAGCGCGGCTGATGGCCTTGCAGTACCCCAGGACCTTGCCCATGTCCTCGCCGCTGTTCTCGTTGCCCCCGGGCATGACCTGGGCGAGGGTGTCGATGATGATGACGTCGAACCCGCTGCCCTGGCGCTTGATCTGCGCGAGCAGGGCCTTGACGTCGATCTCCTCCAAGAAGTTCGGGGCGTCGCCGATGAACCGCATGTTGAGGTCCGCCAGGGCGACGCCCATGTGCTGACAGGCGCCGGCCAGCCGCTTGCGCATGTCCTCAACGCCCTCAGCGGCGATCCACAGGGGCGCGATCGGCCTGGGGGTCCGGTGACCGCGCCAGTCCCGCCCAAGGGTCAGGGTGGCGATCAAGTCGAACGCCACAAACGTCTTGCCGGAGCCGCTGGCCCCGTAGATCACGCCCAGGGTGGCGTGGGGGACGATGCCCTTGCAGAGCCACGTCGACTGCCGTCGGACAGCGAACTCGGGCGCGGTCTCGATGCGAAATCGCTCGGCCTTGGGGGCCGCTCCGATCCGGGGTTCTCCCTCGGGGTTCTCCCCTGGGGGTGGCCCCAGGTCGTCGAACATCGCCAGGATCTCTTCGCGCTTGATGGCCTTGGGCTTGGCCTTGACGCAGTGCTCGACCCACAGGTACTGCTGCGCGCGTATCTCGTTGTCGCCGCGGTGGCGCATCGCGACGTCCATCGCGTGGCTGTTGACCAGCGTCGACAGCACGATCTGGTCGGACAGGCCCAGGCTGTACAGGCGCACACCGGCGGCGTGCACTGCCGCCGAGCCGTCGCCGTCGTCCAGGCCCTCCAGCAGGAAGGCCATGGTGTCGGCGGGCAGGTCCAGCGTGTCGATGTCGGGCATCACGACCTCGGGCCACACCTCGGGCATCGGCGGCACGCCGCCGGGGATGACGGTGAGCTTGGGCGCGCTGCTCTTGCCGTACCGGCTGCGCAGGTTGGCCTGGGTCGCCTCGGTGATCTCGTGAACCCCCAAGGCGTCGCTGCAGACGTCGCCGGTGATCGTCAAGAAGCGCGCGGCGTGGCCGGCGTACACCTCCACCCCCAGGTCGTGGTTGTTCCAGTCGGTCGGTGACGCGCCCCTGGCAACGATGCGCAGGCCCCGACCGCTCGGTGAGATCTCGGTGTAGCTGCCGACCGCCGCGATGATCTCGATCGCACGGGCTGAGAACGTACCCGCCTCGTCGATACAGTTGTCGATGTCGATGAACGTGAACTCGGGCAGCCCGGTCACCACGAACCCCAGGCCCGTGAAGGCGGTGGGGTTGGCCTGCAACTCGGCCTGCGCGGCCTCGAACGAGAGCCACGTCTCGGGTCTGGCAGTGCTGCGTTGGTTGCCGGGGATCTTGTCCCACTTACCCCGCTTCTCGTTCCACTGCGCCCGCCAGGGCGACCACCGCGCCATCGCCTTGAGCTCGCCGGGGATGTTCGCCGGCTCGTAAACCTCGCCGATCGGCGGGTGTGTTGTTGTCATTGTTGTCCCAATCTCATGCCGCGTCTCATAGGGGTCTGGTGAACTTACCGGCGGGGCAGAGACGGGCGTGCTTTTCGACGAGGGGATCAGCCTCGCCTAGCCGGGGTTCGGGGGCCAGTCTACACCTCCTTCGACAACATGTCGGCGAGCCGTGGGTTGACGAGACGGTCCCGGCCCACGCCGGTGACCTGCTCGACCTCGACAACCCGCGCGCTGGGCACGTACCCCTGCCTGACCCAGTAGCTGACGACCTGCTGGGTGACGCCGAGCAGGTCGGCCAAGTTGCGTTGGGTGCCCGCAACGCTGACAGCCTCTTGTATTCCAGTCATACGATCTCCTTTGTACAAAAAACCGATGGTACACGAGAAAAGTTGTAAAGGGCTTGCGGAGCCTCACAACAATGCTATAGTACCCGGGCTGGACAACATTTCGATTGTCCTCTGTAGGAGCCCTAATGAGTCTAGAACAAGCCCTGGCGGACAACACCGCCGCCATCCGCGAGTTGATCGCGGTGATGCGCCCGGCAGCACCGGCCACTGTGACCGCTGTGGTGCAAGCGATCACCGCCCCGGCGGCGGACACCAGCAAGATCGTCCTGATTGCCCCGGACGAGAAGGCCGCGCCTGAAGTGCCGTACACCATGCCGCCGCTCCAGCCGCGCGAGGCTGTGGTGGAAGCGCCAGCGGCCCCGGCAGCGATCGAGTACGCCCAGGTGGCCCAGGCCATCATCGACACGTTCAAGGTCGACCGGGCCAAGGTTGTCGCGACGCTAGGCAAGTTTGGCGCCAAGAAGGGACCCGAGCTCAAAAAGGAGGACTACGCCGCTTTTTTGGCGGAGCTGGCCTGACCCCAGGCTTTGAGATGGACCGGCAACGGGGCGAAGCGTTGGGTGAGTTCGGTATGCGGCTTGTGGAATCAAGCCAAAGCGCCGAATGGAAAGAGTTGGCAAAGCGGATGATTTTGGAGTACATCGCGGACAAAGGGCCGTGCGTAATAGAGGACGCGCGCCAGTACTGCGCTGTTTGCAACCTACCGGACCCTACGCATCCCAACGCCTGGGGGGCAATAGTCTCCGGGCTCGCCAAGTCGAACCTAATTGAACGCACCGGGGAGTGGGTGAAAGCCTCCTCTGTACTGAGTCATGCCAGCATGTACCCGATCTGGCGAATCAAATAAAGGAACAGAAATGACTGAAAAAGTGGACATGGTTGAGAGCTTGCGGGAGAAGCTCAAACTCACAACGGACCGCGCCAAGTGGTTCCGAATGTGTAGTTATAAGGAGGAATTGCAGGCCGATCGAGCAAAGCAAATTGGCGCTTTTGACATGTACGTTGCAGCGTTGCTCCCCGCCCTGGTGTCGACGTACCCCAACGTCTACGAGCTCACCCACAAAATTTGCGAGATTGTGGAGCACGTATTGGGCGCACGTGAGGAGTTTATTAGGGCCGATGACATGGAACTGCCCGACGATCCCGATTACCCCGACGACGAGGACGAATTCTGATGCCCGGCACCCACGCAAAACTATCGCCCAGCAGTGCGGCGCGCTGGATGACCTGCCCAGGCTCGGTGATCCTCTGCGAGGGCCTGGAGGACAGGTCGAGCAAGGCGGCGGACGAGGGCACGATGATGCACCTCGTTGCCTCGGAGTGCCTGGACAACAACCTGGACGCCGCCGCTGATTTTGAGAGCCTCACACCAGATCAGGCGCAGTCGGTGCAGACCTACGTCAACAACGTGCGGTCGATCGTCAACGCCACCGAGGGCATCCTGCTGGTCGAGCAGCGCCTGCCGATCAACCACATGACGGGCGAGGAAGGCGCCACCGGCACGGCGGACGCGGTCATCCTGACGCCCGACGAGTTCATCGTCATCGACGCCAAGTTCGGTCGTGGTGTGGTGGTGGACGTGGTGGACAACGCCCAGCTCATGATGTACGCGCACGCAGCCTACGTTGAGTTCGGGCACGTCTACTCACCGACGCAAGTGCGGATGATCGTCGACCAGCCGCGCCTCGGCGCACTGTCGGAGTGGACGATCTCGGTGCCCGAGCTAGAAGCGTTTGCCGACAAGGTGCGGGATGCCACCTGGGCGATCAGCCTGCACGACGAGACGTTGAACCCCAGCCCCAAGGCATGCCAGTGGTGCCGGGCCAAGGCCACGTGCCCGGCTATCCGGGACCAGATCCTGGCCGACTTTGACACGGTGGTGCCCGAGACCGCCGACGAGGCCGACCTGGGCCGCGTGATGACCAACGCACCGTTGATTGAGTCGTGGGTCAAGGCGATCAGGGCCGAGGTCGAGCGGCGCTTGCTGTCCGGTGAGTCTGTGCGGGGCTACAAGCTCGTGCAGGGCAAGCGCGGCAACCGGGCCTGGGGTGATCCGGCGGTGGCCGAGGAAGCGCTCAAGAAGATGCGTCTCAAGCACGACCAGATGTACAACTACTCGTTGGCCAGCCCGACCAACATCGAGTGGGTTTTCAAAAGGGGCGACCTGGGTCCACGTCAGTGGGCCAAGGTTCAGGAGCTCATCACCCAAGCCGAGGGCCGCCCGTCGGTGGCCCCCGACACAGACAAACGACCCGCGCTGGTCACATCAGCGGTCGCTTCAGATTTTGACGACGTGACACCCACAACCCTTGGAGAAGAAGCATGAAAATCAAACTCAACGCAGTCCGCCTGTCGTTCCCCCAACTGTTCGAGGCCAAGACGGTCAACGGTGAGGGCAAGCCCGCCTTCAGCGCGGCCTTCTTGATCAGCCCCAAGGATCCGCAGATCGCGATGCTGAACACCGCGATCACCACGGTCTCTGCCGAGAAGTGGGGCGCCAAGGCCGACGCGATCCTGAAGACCATCCGCGCGGCGGACAAGACCTGCCTGCATTCTGGCGACCTGAAGTCAAACTACGACGGGTTCGAGGGGATGATGTACGTCAGCGCCCGCAACCCCCTGAAGCCGTACGTAGTCGACCTCAACAAGACGCCGCTGGTGGCCGAGGACGGTCGACCCTACGCCGGCTGCTTTGTCAACGCCGTTTTGGAGCTCTGGACGCAGGACAACCACTACGGCAAGCGCATCAACGCGACGCTGTTGGGGGTCCAGTTCTACAAGGACGGCGAGTCGTTTGTCGGTGGCGGTGTGGCTGACGACAGCGATTTTGACGACCTGTCGAGCGAAGATTTGGTCTGATGCACCGGGGCGCTTTGCGATGATCAGCGGCGCCCCACCTTTAACAAGAGACGGAGAGACGAGATGAACTTCGGTACAGCGATTGACCTATTCAAGGCCCAACGGTGCATGTGGCGGCAGAGCTGGGGCGGCAGTGCCTACGTGGGCATGCAGGTCCCCACCGTCACCGGCCTGCTAACGCTGCCCTATTTTTTCCGGCGGAGTAATGGCAACACCGAGCCCTGGTTCCCGACCATTGAGGACATGCTGGCTACCGACTGGTGGATTGTCACTTTGAACCAGAAGAACGCGCCGGAAGAGGCGGCGAAGGTGATCCCCGCTGACACACCGGTTCCAACAGTCGACGAGGTCAACGCAATCACCAAGGCGCGCATTCTGCGAGCAAAGAAGGCCAAAGAAGCCAAAGCAAAGAAAACTCCGAGGGTGATTGATCCCGAGGCGCCATGGGGTCGCAAGAAAGACGGCACGCCGGCCAAGCGCCGTGGCCCTTTCTCGGCAGCCGAGAACATGGCCATCGCGGCATCTGAAGCCCCATTGATCTGAGGACCCAAAAATGTTGACAGACTACTACCAGAAAATGCTCAAGGACGCGGTGGCCACTAAGAGCACCGACTACAGCAAAACTAACAACGCGCTGAAAGAAGTGATCTTGAAGATCAAGGCGTCGTGCCCGGACAAGTTCCACGACGCCCAATCGCTCAAGTACCGGGTGTTCTGGAACGAACCCAAGAACTTGCCCAGCAACATGTACGACTACTACGTCAACCGCGCACCGCGATGATCGACCTCTACCTGGACCTGGAGACGTACTGCACCGTGCCGATCACGCACGGCACCCACGCCTACGCCGACAAGGCCGAGGTCATGCTGTTGGCCTACGCGGTGGGTGAAGATGAGCCGCAGGTGCTCGAATTCCCCGCCGATAACCATAGCGATCGCTGGGCGCAACTGCGAGCCACGCTCGACGATCCCCGCGTCCGGGTAGTCATCCACAACAGCCACTTCGACCGCACGATCCTCCGGCGCGCCATGGGCATCGACATCCCCACGCGCCGGATCCACGACACCATGGTCCAGGCCCTGAGCCACGGCCTGCCGCCCGGCCTGGGGCAGCTCGGCGAGGTCCTGGGCCTGCCGGCGGACAAGGCCAAGGACAAGGACGGCAAGAAGCTGATCATCTTGTTCTGCAAGCCCTTGCCGGGTAACTGGACTTTGCGGCGCGCGACAGCGACGACCCACCCAGCGGAGTGGGAGCGGTTCCGGGCCTACGCGGCCAACGACATCGTCGCGATGCGCGAGTGCCATCGGCGCATGCCTTCGCTCAACAACACCGAAACCGAGATCGCACTCTGGCAGTTGGACCAGAAGATCAACGACCGGGGCGTGTCGATTGATCTAGATCTGGCCCGGTCTGCGATCGCGGCGGTGGCCAAGGCCCAGGTCGATCTGAAGCAGCAGGCCCACGACATCACCGGTGGCGTGGTGCGCAGCACCACCCAGGGCGCGGCGCTGCGTCTGCAGATCATGGAGCAGTTCGGGATCGACATGCCCGACCTGCAGATGGGCACGGTCGAGAAGTACCTCGCCGACCCGAAGGTGCCCAAGGCGCTCAAGGAGCTGCTGGAGGTCCGCCTGCAGGCCAGCAGCACGAGTACGAAGAAGTACCAGACCCTCATCAACGGTGTCAGCACGGATGGCCGGCTGCGTGGCACCCTGCAGTTCAACGGCGCGGCGCGCACGGGCCGGTGGGCCGGCAGGCTGTTCCAGCCGCAGAACCTGCCCAGGCCCACGCTCAAGCAGCCCATGATCGACGCCGGCATCGAGGCGATCAAGGCCGGCATTGCCGACATGGTCACCGACAACGTCATGGAGCTCGCCAGCTCGGCCATCCGCGGCACCATCATCGCAACGACCCGTACGTTGAATGGTCGCAAGCTGGTGGTGGCCGACCTTGCCAACATTGAAGGCCGGGTCCAGGCGTGGTTGGCGAACGAGGAGTGGAAGCTCCAGGCGTTCCGCGACTTTGACGCCGGCGTCGGCCCCGACCTGTACAAGCTGGCCTACAGCAAGTCGTTCGGCGTCAGGCCGGAGGACGTCACCAAGGACCAGCGGCAGGTCGGCAAGGTACAGGAGCTGGCCCTGGCTTACGCGGGCGGCGTGGGGGCATTCGTGACGTTTGCCGAGGCGTACGGGATCGACCTCGACGCGATGGCCGCCAAGGTCCTGCCGCTGGCGCCCGAGATGGTGGTAGAGGAGGCCGATCGGTTCTTCGAGTGGACGATGCGGGAAAACCGATCGAGATTCAACCTGTCAGACGATGCGTTCGTGGCCTGCGACACGCTCAAGCGGGTCTGGCGGTACGCACACCCCAACATCACCGACTACTGGAAGCGCCTGCAGACGCTGGTGAAGCAGGCCCTGGGCACGAGGGGCACGACCTACGCCGACCTGGGCCTGCGGATCAAGGGCACCAAGACGTGGCTGCTGATCACGTTGCCATCGGGCCGGGTGGCGTGCTACCCGGCGCCGCAGATCAAAGACAACGCCATCACGTACACGGGCGTCGACCAATTCACGCGCAAGTGGACCCGCATCCAGACGCACGGCGGCAAGCTGTTCGAGAATCTGGTGCAGGCGATCGCCCGGGACGTCCTGGCGCACAACATGCCGTTGATCGAGGCCGCCGGCTACAAGATTGTCCTGACGGTGCACGACGAGATCATCGCCGAGACACCAGACAGCATCGAGTTCAGTGCCGAGCACCTGTCGGCGCTGATGTCGACGCCACCGGCCTGGGCCGCGGACATGCCGCTGGCCGCCGAGGGCTTCGAGACCTATCGCTATCGAAAGCAATGATGCGCGAATCCGCGATTGAGAAGTACTTGGCCCGCCACGTCATCCTGATGGGCGGTGAGATCCGCAAGACCCAGTGGATCGGGCGCGTCGGCGCACCCGACCGCCGGGTCATGCTGCCAGGGCGCAAGCCGTTCTGGGTCGAGCTCAAGGCCACCGGCGAGAAGCCGACCGCCCAGCAGGTCCGCGAGCACAACCGCATGCGACGGCTCGGTGAGCTGGTGCACGTG